TCACAGGTGCCCCGAAGGCGGCCTTCAGCCAGAAGCCGAAGGCCGCGGCATCGATCGGCACGACGACATTGCCGTCGGCTGTCACCGCATCCTTGATTGGTGCGAGCGGGTCGCGGCCGTATCCTAGGAGTTCGCTGTTCAGGAGCGGCTGTTCCGAGCCCAGTGTGGTGCTGGCGAACGGCATCTTCGTGAACCCGCCCGCGGGCGGGGTGCCATAGGTAGTCTCGAACGCAAGCGCCATCTGCGCCCGCGCGCCTTGTGCACGTGCCATGGGGGTCTCCTTGGATGTTGGTGTGTCAGGCCAGAGGGCCGGTCGTGGTGTAGTGCAGTACGACGGTGATGACCGCCGCCTTCAGCGCCGCGGCGCCCTCGACGGGCAGGTCCACCGAGGCCGGGGCTTCGGGTTCGACCCAGTCACAGAGGCCGCCCAGCGTTCGGTCGGCCTCCAGCGCCGCGCCGATGGCGGCGATCAGGTCGTCGAAGGCGCTTGCCCGGCCAGTGCCCGCCTGGACGACGACCTCCAGTTCCGCCCGGTGCTGGTAGTGGTAGCGCAGCGGCGACAGCGTCACTTCTGGCTCGCCGGGCTGGCCATCGCGCAGGATGATCAGCCCCGCATCCGGGATCCGCTCGGGCAGCACCGCGTCACGCAGGGTGAGGGGGGCAAGCGACTGCAGCCGCGCATGCAGTGCGGCAAGGGCGGCTCCGCGGGTGGTAGGCATTCCTGCAATCTTCTGATCTGGTGTTGACGAAGTAGCCGATCTTCGGCTGCATGCAAAAGTTGCAGCCAAGGGGGCCGAGATTGCCAAGTCGCGCGTTTACGATCTTCAATAACAGGAAAAGACTTGAGGTTCTAGAAATTGCCCAAGTTTTCCAAGATATTAATAATCGGCCAGGCCCGAATACTAAATATAGCCTTTTGAATGGCGCTCTGGTTCTGCTCGTATCAAGCTGGGAAATATATTGCGAGGAGGTCTGTCGACAGGCTGCCGAAATCATAAAGGACAGGCCTTCGCTCACATTTGCCAATCTGGACGAGAAGCTTCGCAAAGACCTCATTCAGTATGCGGGGAGTCAATACAAAGGTAACCAAGATCCGTTGTTAGAAAAGGTTGCGTTGCTTCCTGACGGTGGGTGGAGACAGCTCTTATTTGATCGGCTCGCTGAGTACACGCCTGACTTCAATACGCCGAAGTTTTCGCGGCAGCGCGGAAAGGACCTAAATGGCCTTTTTCGACAGGTCTTGGGCATAAAGATTTCAACGGCATTGGAAGCATTCCTCGAAGATCAGGGTCTTTGCGCTCGACTTGATGCAATAGTCACGCTGCGCGGAGAAATTGCACATACCGGTGATGCGCAAGCGGGAAATCGGCTGACACCTGCCCTTCTTCGCCAGCACACAGCTTCATTCATCGAGGCCGCCGCTGCGATTGATGTCATTATCCATACTGAGTTCAGAAACAAACTCGGCTTTGCGCCTTGGCAGATCACGCAACCAGTTCGAGAAGCGCTTAGGCAGGTCGCACGCAACAAGCTGTAGTCCGCAGTAAGCTATAGCCGAAATCGAAAATGGCCATAAGTGATTTCTCTATGCCCACCCCGCTACGATCCGCCCCGGCAAACCGTCGATGGCGCTCTCGGCATCCAGCGCCAGATCGAGCCGCTTGCGCAGCTTGACTTGTGGCACGAGAAGGAAGATCGGCACGGTGGTTAGACCGCGTCCGGTCTTCGCGCGCGACGCCACGGCGCGTCCTTTACTGTTCAGCCTCCCCTCCGCCACCAGCAGGCTCGGACCCCGGCGCCGGTAGATGAACTGCAACCGCAGCCCCGTGCGGCGTTCCCATTCGCCGGGGGTGATGCGGCCGCCGCGGGTGGATTTGCCTGCGGCCGGGGTGGGGATGGCCAGCCAGAACCCTTCCTTTGACCGGATCAGCGGCCCAGCATCATGCGCGCCGACGATCACCGGGGCGTTGGACCAGACCAGCGCCGCGGCGTTCAGGCTCTCGCCGCCCTTGGGATAGGTCGCGAGGCGGATCGAGTTGCCGAGCCGGGTGCCCAACCCCGCGCCGGTGATCTGGCCGCGCCAGGCGGATTTGAGGCCCGCGCCCGCCTCGCGCATGGCGGTGGTGACGGCCTTTTCTCCCGCGGCGATTTCCGCCTGCATCATCGCGACGATGTCAGGATCGATGGTGAGCTTCAGTTTCATCGGATCACGCCGGGCGCAGATCGAGGGTCCAGATCAGCCGTTCGCGGTCGCGCAGCGGCTCTCCCTGGATGACTTGGCTGTCCGCGCCGATGACGATCATGTCGCCCGGCCGTGGGGCGGGCAAGTCTGCCACGCGCACATCCACCACCGTCGTGTCGCTGACGAAGCGGCCTGCGCCGAAGTCGGTCACGCGATCCGGGGCGCGGCGGATGATGCGGATCGGGCGTTCCTCGGATGTGGTGGCCGAAATCCAGAGGGCCGGGGTCGCCATGGAGGCATGGGTGAAGATGCGGTCCATGGCGGCGGCAAAGACGGACATGGGAGGGTCCGTCAGTTCGACGTGTGCAGGCGGATGGCGAGGCGCGGCCGCTTGTTCACCGGCAGGATCGAGGCCTCGGTCATCACATCGATCCAGCGGCCTTTCTCGTCGAGATGCTGGCGGGCATAGAGCGGCAGGCCGATGGTGTTGGCGGTTTCCAGCAGGTTCGCCGGGCCGCCATAGGTGGTGAAGGTGTCCATGGTGCCGAGCGGGAAGGCGATCCCCTCGTTCGCCGGGACCAGCCGTTCGGTGGCCTTGGTCGAGAGGGTGACTGTCCCTGCGTATTCCTCGAACAGGATCCCGGCGAAGGGGAAGTTGCGGCGAACATCCTCGCGCAGGGGCTGGGCCCCGGTCGAGGCATAGAACTTGTAGGCCTCTTCCGTCTTCGGGTGCGCGATCAGCTTGTCGAAGAACTCGCGGCTGACGAGAGCGTGCACGCTGGTCATGGCCTCGCCCAAGAGGTTGTCCTCGATGGCGCGCAGCACCTCGCGGACCTTGCCCTGCACGTTGGTGCCCGCGGTGCCGAGGACGAAGTCGACCGAGATCTGCGCCAGGCCGAATTCCGTGAAGTAGTTGTAGAGGGTGGTGCCCGCGCCGTCCTTCACGATGCCGCGCAGCGCGTTCATCTCCATGTATTCCCGGGTCTGGGCATGCTTGCGGCGCATGAGGAGCAGCTTGCGGTTCATCACCTCGACCAGAGGATCGGCGGCATCGAACGCGCCGCCCAGCGCGGGCTGTCCCTGGATGTCGGCAGGCAGGACCACGTCGTCATGCGGGATCCACGGCAGGGCGAAGGACCGCATGGACCGGCCTTCGCGCGTGCCGACGGTGGCCGGGCCGCCGAGGGGGACGGAGGGCAGGAGGCTCAGGACGCCTTCGTACTGCTCGATGATGACGGACCGTTGGCTGACCCCTTCGAAGCGGAAGAGGCCGATCTGGGCGAGGCGGGTGTAGAGGTTGGGCAGGATGTTGATGGCCTGCGTCATCTCGGCCAGCGAATAGCCGCCGGCGTCAAAGGGATTGCGGACGAGGGTCATGAGGGTGCTCCGGGGATTGAAGGGATGGGCGCGGCTGGCTGATCAGCGTCAGACGCCGTCGCGGGCGATGATGCCTGCGGCAGCCAACTGGCCCATCTTGGTGGTGATCTTGGCCCCGTCGTCGACGGTGGTGTCGTAGGCGAGGGCGGCACGCGAGACGATGGCGGGGCCGCGGGCGACGACGATGCCCACGGCATCGGCCAATGTCGCATCGACGGCATAGAGGAGAACGGCCGAAGCAGTCTGTGCGCCATCGGTGCCGCCGCTGGTCGCCAGCTTGTACTTGCCGCTGGCGGTGATGCGGCCGAGGACAGCGCCCACGGGATAGGGCGTGCCCGCGAGGAGCGTCACCACCTCGCGGGTGTAGTTCGGGTTGACCTCATATTTGAGGACGTCGCCCATGCTGGGCGGTTCCGTCAGGACGGGCATGGTTCAGTCTCCAGGATGTTGGGGGATGGGGGCGCCCAGCGCGGGCGGAATTGTCAGCGCGAGGCGGCGGCCGACTTTTTCGCGGCCGCGACGATGGGGCTTTCCTTGGTGCCAGCCGCTGGGGCTGTGGCGATGATGCCTGCGGCATCGCTGCGCGCGGCGAGATCGGCGAGGATCTTGGCGCGCAGCGCTTCGGGTTTCACACCCTTGGTGACTGCGTCTGCGGCATCGATCTGGATGCCAAGGCGAGCCGCCTGCGCGCAGACCTGAGCGACCTCGGCCGCCTCCGCCCGGATCGCTTCGGGCGACATGGCGGCCGCTGTGGTTTGCGGCGGCGCGACTGCCGCGGGCGGGGCCGGTTCCGGTGGGGTGCTGGCGGCGGGCGCAGTTGCAGGCTGCGCATGGTCTTCGGGGGCAGTGGTCATCATCGGGCCCTTTCCTCTGGGGGTGGTTTTGCCGCGGGGTGCGGCGGCGAAAGCGCGGAAGGCGGTGACGGGATCGGCCACCTCATCGGCGAGACCGGCGAAGACAGCCGCTTCGCCGCGGAAGACGGCGGCCTCGGTGCCCAGCGCGCGTAGGGTGTCCAGGCGTCGGCCGCGCCCTTCGGCGACGGTTTCGGCGAAGAGCTGGCGCAGATCTTCCAACTCGCCCGCGATCCGGGTGCGGACGGCCTCTGGCAGGGGCTGATAGGGATTTGCATCGACCTTGCGCGCGCCTGCGTGGATCAGCGTGACGGCGATGCCCTTCTGGTCCAGCGCCCCGCTCATGTCGCTGTGCATGGCCACGACACCGATGCTGCCGACGGCGCCGGTGCGGGGCAGGATGATCCGGTCGGCCTGGGAGGCCAGCGCATAGGCTGCGGACAGCGCGTGATCCGCGACGAAAGCCTGCACGGGTTTGACCTGACGCACCGCCCGGATGCGATCCGCCAGATCGAAGGCCCCTGCCACCTCGCCACCGAAGCTGTCGATGTCGAGGGCGATGCCCCGGACGGCCGGATCGGCCAGCGCCGCCTGCAGCTGCGCCGCGATCCCCTCGTAGGAAGTCAGACCGGAGGATTGCCCGATCCAGGCGCCGCGGTGCACCAGCGTGCCCGCGATCTCGATGACGGCGATCCCGTCCACGACCCCGAAGGGTTGGCTTCCGTTCCGCGCCTGGCGGCTGGTCAGGTCGTCGCCAAAGAGCGACGCCCGGGCGGGCAGGGCGGCTGCATCCCCGTCTTCGGCCGCGATCTCCAGCCCCTCGACGCTGATCTCCCGCCCCGCGATCCGGGGGCCAAGCCCGGTCAGGAAGGCCAGCGCCTTGGCGGGATCGACCATCAGCGGCGTGTTGAAGACGCGCTGGGCGATCTGGGTGTGATGCATCATGCGTCCT